GGGTTTCATTAAATCTTCTCCAGTTAATTTCTTAATGTCATCTGGAATGATGAGAGTGTTGGGATAATTTTCTCTATAGGTAGTTCGAGCCTCCTCTACAAAATCATTGATTGCTAAGATATGTCCTACCGCCACACGATAACCCGTAGACGAACCTCCACCTCCAGCGAACGTAGAGATCACGTTAAATAAATGTTTACTCTCTGCAATTCCTACGTCTTGCATTTTGTATGGTATATATTTCATCCGAATAAATGCTCCAATGTTGTCTGAGTACCGTAGCTCCTATCTACGTTCCAATGTATCTCATCTAATATAAAAGTCAACGGGTCCACAAAAGACTTTTCAAACATCACATCATAATTAATAACTTCTTGCATATCAAACTCACGAGGTAACCGAGTCATAAAAGAGATAACATTAGACTGTAATCTATTGGGTGTTTTTAATTCTAAAAACTTTATCTTATCCCCTTCCTGTATCTTAGGATACTTATTATCTATCTTATTTTTATTTAGGAGATGATTATAAATGAGAGCTCCCTTGATATGCATAGGAGTTCCTTTTATAAAAATAGATGAACTATCTTTATACTTTTTTAAATTATTACATGATCGAGGATAGGCTATATCTTCTCCTTTTAAATTCATAAATTCTTTCCGAAAATCTTGAATGAACGTATTTAATACTTTCTCATCTTCATTAATAATTATCTTCAATGCTTCTTTAATTTTCTCTCGGCATGGTGCTGGAGTGGAAGACTTCACTGCCTCAATGCCCATAATTTTTAATTGAGGTTCTGCATACCTTACACCTTCACTGTCATGGACATTTAAGATATATCTTTTTTTGGCTGTCCAAATTGCTTTATCAGCAATGACTTCTCTAGCCATATCCATTTTTTGTTCATAGGCATTTACATACTTAGCAAGCCTCTTATAACTCTCATCAATAAAAGGTTCCAACTTTTCTTTGGCCACAGTTGCCAAGAAGGAGACAACTCTATCATTTGATATATCACTTTTTTCGCCAAAAGATTTAGATACCAATTTGTCAAAACTGACATATATAGAGTCCGTATCTGATGCAATGACATAATCTCTGTCATCTGTTTGTAAAATCCTATTGAGATACCTATTAACATCATTTTCAATCCACCTTATTGCTAGTTGTCCTGACGTAGTGATAGCTGTTGCTATCTTTCTATCATAATATCTAAAGTACTGGTTCCCTAGGGCACCGTATGCGCTATTAAGAGCAATCTTTCTCGCCATCTGAATGTTATTATACTTTGATATCTCGTTTAAATACTTTTTCTCTTTTGTATTTTCATATTGTTGTTTAGCTTCGAGTGTCCATTGCTTAAACTTCACTCGATCTTCATACATCTTTTCCATCATCTGAGGAAGGAACCCATAAAAGTCTTTTCTAAATCGTGCCCCATTTGGTGTTACCGAACAACCATCGTCTGGAATCTCTACACTCTCATCCAACAACTTATCTACACTCACCTCTCCGTTTCCTTCGTGTACTAGAGTTTCTGGTGAGATATTATACTGCATGATCAAGTGAGGATACAAGCTGTTCAAATCAAAAGACATCACCCACTTGTGCATCCCTGTTTGGGGTTCTTTTACATATGCTCCTTCATACCGATCACTCTTTTCACTAATTCTTCTCTTGGGTACAACTATATTTTTACTCTTTAGATAATTATAAATCAACACATCCCACATCTTAACTTGAGAATACACATCTTCGTAGTTGACCTTCGCTTCATATGCCACAGTCAAAGCCAACTCAATAAGTTTCATCTTATCTTCTAATGCATCAACGAGTTCTACATCCTTAATATTATAATCTACAAATGATTGGTAGTCGTTGGTATACCATTCTCGATAAGTTTCATATGGATTCTCCATTTTTCTCTCACCGAGTTCCACATATGCTATGTGATCTAAACGAAATGACTCTTGATTAATATAGGTAAACTTCCTATACAAATCCATATAATCTAAACACGACACTCCAAATATATCATACTTCTGTTGTTGCCTACCATACTGATAAACACTTTCTTCATTAACGTAACCCCACGGAGATAACTTATTAACTTCCTTCTCCCCAAAGAGCTTGTTTATCCTATTACACAAATAAGGTATATCAAAAAACTGAATGTTCCATCCAGTCACAATGTCTGGTTGAATACTAGACCAAAATTCTAAAAACTTTTTCAACAGATCATTTTCATCTTCACACAATACATACTTAACATCTTTTCGATCTGTCGTATAATCATTAATCCCCCACACCATTATAGCTTTGTTGGATTGATTCTTAACAGTAATAGATAATAAAGATTCATCTGCTTTCTGTGCATCAGGAAAACCACTCTCACTGGCTACCTCTATATCGAGAGTCAAAATAAGAATCTTATCTATCTCCCAATTTACAAACTCAGGATACTGTTCTGCTATAAAAACAAATGGATATCGTTCAAATCCACAAATCAAATCTGGTTGATCTTTATATCGTTCAAGAAAATTTCTACCTTCAGTAATAGATTCTAAAATAACAGGTCCAACAGTTTGTCCTTGCAAAGTTTTTAAAGAAGATTTTTTATTCGTAGGACCATAAAACGTAGGACGCCATCGAATCTTTTGACTGACTCGTTTACCGTCTTTAATTTCTCGAACTAAAAGATAGTTACCCCGTTGGATAACTGAAGTATAAAAATTATCTGTCATAGAATAATTATATCACAAATTATTCTTGAAGTAAAGTCTTAGTACTTACTTTAGGTATCACTATACCAGACCCGAATGCTTGATTATAATTATTCACTATATCCTGTGCTGCTTCTGTTATTATTAAAACCCAATCTCTAGGTATTTCAAAATCTTTTGCCTCACTAAAAGGCATCCAAGGAGTTAGTCCAATTTGTATCGAACCCCCTCGTCCATCTCCTACCGGCATCAACATCGCCGGACTTTTTACAATAAGATATTCTGAATTTTCTCCTACTACATCTCCAATAATATCTTCACCACTCTTGAGTCTCAATAACTTAATTGTTCCAACTGCCATAATATATTACTCCACTCTTTTCTTACCAATATTATATTTGGTCTCCAAAATCCACTCATCCTTTTCTTTAAAGGACAAAACTTTTATCTGTGACAACGGTGCTCTCGGTTCGTTGTTACCAATAATCTCTACTAATTCCCAATCTGCTAACAATCCTGCAATAGTATTCCTTCTCTCTAAATCATTAATTGATATGTTCGTTGGCTTACCATCAAGAGCAAACAACTCTTTAAAATGTACGATAAAATATCGACCTTGTTTGTGTAGGATGTGACATGATTGGTATAACTTTCTCTCTTTACGAGAGGCAACCCCTATGCGGGATAGTGTTTCACGAACTTTTAAAAAATCATCAGCCTCATTCAACGTCACCTCGAGCATCAAGTCTGGAGTCCACTCCAACTCTTCCATGTTTACCACCTCGATTTATTATTCTTTTAATATGTTCAATTTTTTCATCATCTAGTATGTCAAGTGCCTGTCTGGCTTTCTCATTATTATAACCATAATATTCTTTAACATACTCAAGATTTTTAATCTTACTAGACCTAAGCCACTTACTAAATCGCTTCTTAGGTCTTATACTATTTAGAAAAAACTGAAACTGTAGACGTTTATCGAGATGATGTAGTCTATTCATTTCATTTGCATACAAAAGGGTATCTGGAAACGCCGACAATACTTTGTTTACAATATACGCTGGGTACTTCTTCTCCCAAAACTCATCTTCACCTCCCATCAAATCAACCTTCTCATGGTTAATTGCATTAAGATAATCTTTCAACTCATACATCAAACTCTACCTGAATCAAATCTTCCTTCCGTAGGAATTCCCACAGTGTCTCCATAATTATACACTATAATGCCCCTCTGTGTCAAGTCTTCCGTCTGTTTTGTTTTTCTAAACGGATCAAATATAACACTACCATAATTAAAATCAAAATCAACAAACCTCTTATGATCATGCATTACATATGTTAAAGGTTGAGCAACATCTTTTGGATGTCCGTCATAAAAAACTTGTCGAGAACGTGACTCTATAAAAGATCCCAATAGTATAGCAGGCGATCCTGTTTCTTGATCTATACCTGGTTTAAAAGCTTTCCCTAAAATACATACATCATGTCCAAGACTTACAATTTTTTTAGCCATCAACTCAGCTTGTTTTTCTCTCGCTGTCATAATAGCATCAAATAAATCATAACCCAAATCTAATCTCTCCGCTAAACTTCTTAACGCAATGTTATCTCTAGGATGACAAGCACCTCCATCACCAAGACCTGCACTCATGTAACCTTGACCCATAATTCTTTTAGTTGATTTCTTGAGAGCATCAGTTACAACATCTACATTCATATGACCTATACCTTCTGCCACATCCGCAATCATATTCACTAATGTAATTTTAGTTGAGATGAAAGTATTATAGAAAATCTTAATTGCTTCCGCTTCTTCCCACGTTCCCATTTCATATCTGACACCTGAAGGTACAAACTCATCATAAAAATAT